ATATAGCTATTGCTTTATTACTGGCTGAACTGTTATATATGATAGCCCCACCAGCCGATATAGTCAAGTTGGAAAAAACTTCATCTGCAAAGTCTACAAATGCCGTAGTTCCCGATAATGTAATTGTAGCCGAATCTAGGTTTTGCCCCCCTGCTGTATAGTTTGTGCCTGTAGCCTCATCTGTGTTACCTGTGATGTCAGAGTAGTTAGTTGTAGCTGCACCGTATGTACCTGTAGGGGATGGCTTGATTAACGCTAGTTTTAATGTATGTGTGTCTAAGTCGTGAACACCCCCAAGTAGCTCTTCCTTGAAGCTGTTGCACATTGCTGTAGTAATAGTACCCATGAGAATGTCCTTATGTTAAATGTACGAAGAGGCCAGCGTAAGCCAGCCTCTAAGTTTATCTTGATTAAGCAGCGTTGTAGATAGCTGACACCAATGCTTGTGGGCGTAGGATCTTACGTCCGTAAAGGTGCATACCACGTACAATGTCTGCAAATGAGTCAGGATCTCTGTAGTTCTCAACTTTGTTGATCTGCTCTGCAGAAGCAACTGCGTCTTCTTGACCTGCTAAGATAACACCGTAGTTGTCATCTTGTGCAGTTGAACCTGATGTACCAGCGCCTGTACCTTTAGCAGGTAAGTTGTTTGATACATAGACTCTGAAGCCGTGTAAGTTGTTAACAGCTAGACCGTTTTGTAGACCTGATCCACCGTAGTCTGAGTTTAGAAGACGTGAGTCCTCGTCCTTCAAGATTTCCATGAATACTGGGTCAACAACTAACCAACGTCCACGTGAGTCAACATTAGCTACATCCATCTGACGTGCCATACGTGCAATCACAGTCAACGGAGATGTCACAGAAGTTGACAACGCTGTTGCACCTGGAAGACGTGCAGCTAGAGGGATAGAGTCACCAGTTGTACCTGATGAAGCTGATGTTGTGATGTGTCCGATGTCAGACATGTCTAATCGGTTAGCTTTTAAAAATTCACCGTTTAGCTCGTTTGCTGTTGGGTGCTGTGCTGTACCTGAAACAGTTGTAGTAATTGCACCTGCTGCAGAATGACCTGACATATACTGTAGTAAGTCTGCGTCCATTGCGTCAGCCATTTTGTATGCTGCTCTGTCTGCAGCTAGGCTTACGAAATCAACTGATGCAAACTGATCTTCGATGTCATCCATTTTGAAAGCAAAGTAGTTAGCTTTGTCGATGGTTAACTGGAAGTCAGCATCATCTAGGTCTTGTACAGAGATAGCTGTTTTACGCTCAAGAGCGTTGACTGTTACATCAGGCTCTTTTTGAATGCGTACAACATCACCTTGGTTTGCAATCTCTCCGAAGTAGGAGTTGTTTGTGATTGCTGTTGCCACAGCCGCTTTTCGTAAAGCGATCTGTGCTTGTTTGGAATAGATAATCGGGCTGAAATTGCCGTCAAATCCTGTTTTGCCAGAGGCAACTGCTATAGCCATAGTTAAAATCTCCTTTATAGATATGGCGTTGAAGTAACACTACATATCCACCATGAAGAGGCTCTTCGTTTTAGGGTAGTCAGCTTTGCGTCAAGGGTGGCCGCCCTATCTGCGCTGGGCCTATACTTAGAGGTAGGTCTTTTGTGTGGCTAGTGCTTGATTAAAGCATACACACTAATGCTGTGTATATGCTATAGTTTTATCTATGATAGTTAGAATGTCAACTACTTTCTAGTCATATCATAAATAAAGTTTCCAGAGCGTTGGGCTTCCATAATCTCGTCTGCCCTCTTCTCATATTCTTGTATTGTCATGTTAGCTACCTCAGACTCACGAATCATCTTAGCTGACTCATCAGGTTCTGGTGTCACTGCGCTTTTTGTCTTAACTGAAGATGCTGCTGCTTTCTCTGCAGGTTTAGCTTTCTTTTTGTTAGTAATACCTTTGTCAACTTTGTACAAGTCTATCACACGTGCTACAGATTTTGCATCATCTATATTCTCGTATAATGCATCTTGTACCCACTTAGGTTGATCTTCTGCCCATGTATGAAATGTATCATCTTCACGTATCTCAATAAAGTCAGGATGTATCTTGATTAATTCTGCTTCTGCTTTATCACGAGTGGCATTTACACGAAGCTCTTCTAGTTCAGCCATACGAGTTTCTAACTCTTTAGCAGCAGACTTAGATTTTTTATCAGCAATAGTTTCGATGATGCTTGCTACATCTGGATACTCTTTACTCCAAGCCTCTAACTCTTCATCAGTCTTGGGTAGTACAAGCTCTTTGTTTGCAGCTTTAGTTAGCTGTGCTTCTAAGGCTTCTATCTTTGCAGTAAACTCTTCTTCTTTTTTCTGCTGATGCCTACGTAGATCACCATAACGTTTCTTGAAGTTTTTTTCTTCTGCACTTAATCCAGAGTCATCTTCTTGTGCTTCTGCTTTGGGTTCTTCTTTTTGTTCGGTATCACCCTCTGCCTGTACTGGTTCAGCTTCAGGCTCTTCGCTACTGGGTTTATCTTCAGTATCTTCTTCATCTGTAATACCTTTAGCAGCACGTGCTTGTTTCATAAGTTCTTTTAGTTCTTCTTCGTCCTGCTTTATACGTGCTTCATTACGTGCATGTGACGCAGAATTTATGTGAACAGACTTTATGTTTTGCTTCTCATGAAGCATAGTTCCACCTTCAGCCATATTTATTCTCCTTTTATGTTGGGGTCAGCCGTAGCTGAGTGGCCTTATAGTTATTTGGATTTTTTCTTCTTGCCTTTTTTGGTAGCTAATCCACCTTTGTTTAATCCACTGATACCAAAGCGAGTGTCTAGCGCTGCTCCACCTTGTTTTTCTCTAGAGCTTAATCCTCGTGTTGCACTTTGTGCTAAACCTGTTTTTCTTTTGGTAGATTTGCCTTGTAAGTTTTTACTTTTTTCTTGTCTGTCTTTTCTTCTTTGTTCATCTTTAGATATGGGAGTTGGAGTGAAAGGAGCAACTTGTTCAGCAGGAGCAGCTTCTTCCTCTACTTTAGGTTGACCAAACACAACTGCTGCAGCTTCTTCAGATGCTTTCTTAGCAGCTTCTATTTGCGCCCTAGTCAAAGGTACACCTGGAGTAACAGGAGCGTCTACTCCTGGAGTTGTCATAGGCACTACTTCATCATACGTGCTACCTTCAAAAGGCATTGTCATTTGACTAGACTCTTGTGGATCAGGTGTGTATGTTTTTGCTATGCCTTGATCAGGAGCTAAGGTAGGATCACTGTAGTCTACATCAGGTGTGACTGGTTTAGGTATTTGAGATACAATTCTTTCAAACTCTTTGCCTTGTACTTTATCTAATAAAGTCTTAATTAAACCAGGCTCTTCTCTATCTAGTAACTCTTTCAAGTTTTTTAATCTCATAAGATCTACTTCAGAGGTATTAGGATCAGCTATTCTTCTTTCTATTTCAGCTTTAGTTCTTCTTGTTTTATCCCACATTATAAGTTTTGTAATAGGACTTAACCCAGCAAAGATTTTACTTCCCATAGTTCTTTGATCAGCAATCATATCTTTTAGTTCATCTATAGATAACTCTTTGTAGTTCACAGGAGTAGGTGCTGGTGTTTCTGGTTTGTCTCTATCACTTACTCTAGTACGTTGTTGTACAGGCTCAGGTGATATGCCATCCATAGTGGGTATAGTGTAGTTAACAACATCGTCTAATGAAACAGCGTCACCTGCAGGGTAATATCCTTCAGGTATTTCCATCTGAGGTACACCATCTACAAAAGTTATGAATATTCTATGACCCTCATCATTCATGTATTCAACTACAACAGTGTTTGTGCTAGATAGATCAAAGCCACCCTTTTGAGAGTAAAACGGTTCTGGATTTACAAGACCGCCTTCGTCCATAAAAAGTTTACGAGGATCAAGAGCGCCTATAACTTCACCAAACGTTTTACCTTGGGTTCCATCATAAACAGAGTAAGTATTAGGCATACTACCGCCACTCTGATTGGCTCCTGCTGGTGTTCTTAAAGGGTCAGAACCTGTTGATCCAGATGCGGCACTTCCTAAGTCTGCTTGTTCTTCTTTTTCAATCCTTCTATTTCTAGCTGCGTCCATAGTCTGTCTAAACTGTTCTCTTGCTTCGGCTGACTTTCTTACTTGCGCTTCAGGACCACTATCACCTATACCCAGTAACTTTTGTACAGGATTTCGTTTGTCTCTAAAGTCAAAACCTCCTTTACCTCCAAAGTTTATCTGTTGTGCTATCGTAGGTCCAGCATTAGGATTAACTGCTGCTACATTAGTCGGGGCTGCTTTTGCTGCAGAGGCTGCTGCAGCTGCCTGTGCTGATGGAGCAGGTTTAGATCCACGTCTTCTTTTACTATATGATCCACCTCTTATTTTTGCTTGATGCTGTGCTGCAGTCATAGGTTTAGATGATTTAATATTTCTATTTTTTGTAACACCTTTATATTGAGCCATAGATGTACCACCTCTATACATTTCTACAGGCTCTTCGTCATCCATAACATCTATGTCTTCTATGGTTATTTCAATGTCCATATCTTCCATCATGGGTTCTCCACCCATACGTCCATCTGCTGCCATTTGAGCATAGCCCATCTTAGCTTCAGCACGTAAGTCTTCAAATAGTTTTACACCGTGAAAGTTTACGACATCAGCAGGAATGACTATTTCACCTTCACTGAGGTTGGCTGGTATATCATCTCTTACGTTTTCTGCATTTGAACCAAGAGGTATTTCATTACCAGAGACAGGATCAATACCTATTGTATTGTCAGGTACATCGCCAAAGTTCATTTCCATTTGATCTTCAATTGCCATTGTTTACTGTCTCCCTCAGTAATTTTAACTTTCTAAGTACGTCTATTGCGCCCTGTTGTCTATGTATAATATGAGGTTCGTTAGCTGTTTCCAACGCACGTTGTCTCATATAAATCAGGTCATCTATGTGTTGTTGAAACTGTTCGTAACATTCTTTATCATTGACCAACTGCTTGAGGTGCATTTCCTGTAAATCCTTGTTCTTCAGGTAATGGGGCTGTACCCACTCCTA